CAAAGCATTGAGGATTATGCTGAGTTAGTCGGTGCTGATTATCAATTATTATCCGGGTATCCTTTTATTACACCACCAGATAAATTCGAAATAAAGCCATGGACTGTAATACAAAAAATTCATATGTTAAGTGAAGTGTATGACAGTTATGATGATGTTTTAATGCTAGATATGGACATGATGGCGATAAGCCGGTTCCCTGTCGATAATATTTTTAATTATGATGGTATAGGCCGTTTACATTTAAAATCAATGTCTGGCCTTAATAACAGTAGATCCAAATTATGGCCTAAACTATATAAGGAAGGTGCTCCTGCATTTTTCGGTAATTGTGTAAAATTAACAAAAAGAGAAAGAGTTATTTTAAGAAGTGCTTGTGATAAACAGGTAATTTTGGATGCATCCAATGAGGATTTACCACCTAATGATGAAGTTATTATGCACTATTTAATGCATAAAACAAAAGTATTATCCGATAAAAACACATTGGAATTACCACATGACCGTTTTTGTGATTTAGTAGAAGAAGCACACCCAGAAGCAACTATTATCCATTTTTGTGGACTTAGGAAAAATCATATCAAATGAAAAATTTAATCGTGCAACATTTTCATCCACAATACGAAAACGTGGGCAAACCTATGCCATGGATTGTGGAAAAAAGTACGGATAATATTAAGCGATATGCAGAACAATTAGGCGCAGAATACAAACTATTTGATGGCGAACCATTCAGAAAAGATTTACGAGCACAATGTCAAAAGCTTTGTGTGTTAAATGAAGAATTTGATGAATACGATAATATCGCTGTATTCGATACAGATATGTTTTTAGTAAATGGCTGTAAAGAAAACATATTTGAAGCAAAGGGTATTGGTACTCACCCAGAAGTTCACAAAACTAGAGTTATGGGAGATTTCCAAAGAGCATTTCCCAAACTGGCTAATCCTAATTATCCTATACTATCCGGATCTGCATATTCATTTCCAAAAAAATTTAGACAATTAATGCGTAAACAAATAAATTCAGGAATGGAATCCGTATTTAAATTAATAAGCCCTAAACCGTTTGTTGATGAGGGCATTTTACATGTACTAATGCAAAAGGCCAAATTTAAGCTAGATAATTACCTAGATGAAAAATGGTCATATAGTAGCTATTTGCCAGAGTTAAGTAAAGCATATATAATTCATGTGCGATATACACCATTTAAAAAAGGTGGGCCTATTGATAAAAGAGATGAGAATTGTAAGAAGTTGATGGATGAAGGAATTATACAGTGAAAGCCTATGTAATCACCTTAGATGATAATGTGCTTAGTCAAGATGGTGCTAATAATCTTATTACATCATCAAAAAAAGTAAAAAATGATTTTAACATTGAAATATTTGATGCTGTAACTTCAAAGATGGCCAATACTATTTTAATGGGAAATGGGCTAAAATGGAAATATCCTTGGGAAGGTCAAGAAACAGATCTAAAAACCGGTTTAATTAAAACTGCATATCCCACACAGGTAAGGGAAAAAAGAATTGCCTGTGCCATGAGCCATTGGTTATTATGGAAAAAATGTGAATCATTAAATGAACCAATTTTAATATTAGAACACGATGCAATTTTTATTGAAAAATTAGATTATAAATCTATTTTAAAAAGCAATTTTAATATCATTGGAATTAATAGTCCTGCAGCTGCAACTCGTAAGGCACACCAGTTTCATGATATTGTGCAAAGTAAACCCGCCTGGATTCAACCAGTTCCAGATATTGATGAGTTTAATATTCCCCAAGGACTGGCTGGAAATTCTGCATATATAATTAAACCAGAAGGCGCTAAACTAGTAATTGCAGCTAGTCATGAGCATGGTGTTTGGCCTAATGATGCTCTAATGTGTAAACAAATTATCCCCAATCTTGGTGTGACAAAAAAATACTTTACAAGAATCCAAGGGTTACCCTCAACAACAGTGAATTAAATATGAAAAAATCAGTATTAAATCATGTAAAAACATTAAAACAATTTCACAAAGAAATTTATAAACAGCAAGAAGAAAACCACAAAGAACACTATTGCGCAGTACATGATGCTATTGTAAAATATTGGAATTTGGGTAAGTGTAAATCATATATGGAATTAGGTGTTCATCAGGGCGGTACTGCATCAAATATTTTATTACAAAAACCAAAAAAAGTAGTATTGGTTGATAAAAATTTAGATCTGTACAGAGAATATTTAGAACCAATTGCCATTCATTATTGTGATCAAAATGACATTGATTTAAAAACAAAAGAGTGCGAGTCAATTGATCTATATGCAATGGAAGTAGAATGTGATATGCTTTTCATTGATAGTTATCATAAACCAGATTATATGATCCAAGAGTTATCTACTCATGCACATAATACTAAGAAATATATAATAGCACATGATACATATTCTGTTAAATCATTGCACGAATGTTTAGAAAATTTTGCGATGAAAAACAAATGGGAAGTATTAGAATATAATAAAAAAAATGTGGGTTATACAGTATTGGGAAGAAAATGAAAGCTTTTGTAATTACAATCATGGACAATGAAAAATCTGTACAATCTGCAATGCGTTGTATGAAATCTGCAGAGAAATACGGATTGCATGTAGAACATCATATAGCGACAACCCCTAAAGATAAACCTTGGGAAATTCTCCACAAGAAAGGTATTTCCCCTCACGGATTTGTTGAACGATATTCTAGATTAGAAAATTGCATGGCATGTTTTTTATCACACCATTCACTATGGGAAATGTCTGTAAAACTTGATGAACCAATTGTAGTCTTTGAACATGATGCGATTGTTACTGGAGAAGTTCCAATTAATGAAAAGTTTGATGGGTGTATGACCTTTTCCAAACCTTCTTACGGTAAATTTAACACACCAATAAAACTAGGTGTTGATGGGCTAGTTCAAAAGCAATACTTCGGCGGTGCACATGGGTATATGATTAACCCAAAGGGTGCGAAAGAATTTATTAAAAAGGCAAAAATAAATGCATCGCCTACTGATGTATTCATTAATTTAAAGAATTTTAGTTGGTTAGAAGAATATTATCCGTGGGCCTGTATGGCTGTTGATGGATTTACTACTATCCAAAAAGAAGAAGGTTGTCAGGCAAAACATAATTATAAAGACGGATATGAGATAATTGATGTCTAAGATTATTGAAGAATTAGTATTGACTGGTTGTGATTCCAAAACTGAATGGCAACTGCCATGGTTTTTGGATAATTATTTAAAACACAATAGAATACCAATATGTGTTGCCAATTTTGGTGTTACTGATGAAATGAAAAGATGGTTAACAACACATCCGTTTATTCATTGTGTAATGGATTTAAAAGAAACAAGAGACATTAAAGCATGGTTTTATAAACCAACTGCAATGTTACACATACCTGCTAAAAAAGGTATATGGTTGGATACTGACTGTCAAGTATTAGATAATATTGGCAAAATATTCAGACTTATTGAACCAGATAAACTTTTAATGGCTGTTGATAAACCATGGTTAAAAAGACGTGGAGAATTATGGCATAATAGCGGAGTTGTTGGTTGGACTGGTAGGCCAGAAATTCTACATAGATGGATTACTGCAATTAAAGAGAATCCTAGTGTTGGAGACCAAGAGGTTTTACACAGTATTCTAAATCCAATTACTATGATGAAATATATAAAAGAATTACCAAATGAATATAACTGGTTACGATTACAGATTGAAAATGATGGAGAAGATAGTCCTAATAAAAAAATTGTACATTGGACTGGTGAAAAAGGCAATGACCGTATTAAAGGGATGATGAAAGTTATGGAGGCGTTACGTGCCTAAAACAGTACACGTTATTGGTAATGGTGATTCTGCTACATTTTTTAATGAAGCACCTCGTAGAGGGTTAAAATTAGCATGTAATTTGGCACCATTTCCTATTGAAAATTGTTACGCATCATGCATTGTTGATTTTAAAATGATGAAAACAATTCAGAGTGGAGTTGTGGATGTACCTGGTGAATGGGTACTAGGAGCAAGACCAAAGATTTTTATGGAAAAAAATCCTGGTTTTAGAATGCAAAGAGCACATCAGATTAAAACATTCTATACCAAACTCCCAAAGTATGCTTCTAATTATACAGATTTAAATTGCGGACATATGGCAGTTTACTTTGCTGCTGAACACTTAAAGGCAGATGTGATTCATATGTATGGTTTTGATTCAATCTTTGATTTTAATTTAAGAAGCTATACAGATACCTTTATTAATTCTGATAGAGGTAATATGAATAATAATAGATTATCCACTAATTGGAGACCGCTGTGGATGAATATGTTTAAAGACTTTGACGGATCTGGTAAACACCAGAAAACAGAGTTTGTATTACATCATATGCATGATAATTTAAAATTTAATCCAGGTAATAATGTTATTATTGAAAAATACGGCCGTAGGGGCGAGATAAAGCCTCCAGCTGATAAAATAAAAGGTAGTTGGCAGCCACCTGCAAATGGGATAATGTAAAAAAACACTTTACTTTTTCCAACTTATGTATTATAATAAACATAATGGAGAATGATATGATCTTTGTAGAAGGCGGCAGTAAACGTCAAAGAGAAGTGACTTATCAAGCAGTTCAGTTTGCTTGGGCAGAACTGATGCCAAGAATAAAAAAATGTATTATCAATGTTGAATTAAAGCGATTGAAGGGTTATGACGGTACTTGTTTAGATATCGGCAATCGTGAATACCAAATAGAAATCAATAAAAAGCTTAGTCTAGGTGATGACTTTCTTACAACAATTTTTCATGAAATGGTTCATGTAAAACAATTTGTGAGGAAGGAACTTTTTAGCGATGTTAATTTCTATAAAACACAAGAAGAATATATGAATTTACCTTGGGAAATTGAAGCTTATAAAATGCAGGAGGTATTATTAGAAAGATGGGACAGTTTAAAGACCACCAACAATCGGAGTTGGAATTATTCCGTAGGGAAATTCTTAATCGGGAAGGTATGATTGAAATCCTACAAAATAATATTAAAGAATTACAAGAACAATTGCAAAATTCTCATAAAAGAATAGAGGAGTTAACTAATGAAAAATGTACTCATTGCGACTGCGACCATCGCAGCACTAATTAACACATCTGCAGCTGCAGAAGCAGTAACCGATATAACCAAACGTGTAATTCAAAAAACACCATATCAGGTTGAAGTTTGCCAGGAACAAGCGGTATCTGGAGATAAAACAGCTGATACATTAATGGGAGCTATTATTGGAGGTGCTATTGGTAATAACGTAACTAAAAATGTAGAAAACGGTGGAGCTGTTGGAGCATTATTAGGTGGAATGTTAGCACATAATAATAGTATAGCTAAAAGCTCACCAGCAAAATTTTGTGTTATTGAAACTCGTTACAATGAAGAGGAACGTGTTATCTATTCACACAGTGTGGTAACCTTTACATATATGGGTAAAACATATAGTCTTTCTTTTCAAAAATAATGCATTTTAGGGGTTTACAGATCGGCTTTTTTGGTATATAATATATGTATAATTAAAAAAGAGGAGTTAATTATGTTTACTAAAGATCAGATCGCCCTTCAGAAACACATTGAGGCAAAGAATGCCGAAGGTAAAAAGTGGATGGAAGAAAACCCTGGATCATATTATGGGATGACTGTGACTGATCCTGCACATTGGGCAGAGCAGGGTATTACTACTATCGAGCAGTACGAGTACCAGATGGGGTACTACGGTCTGTTTGACTATATTGCTGGCTTAACATCAAAGGGCAATGCTCGGTATTTGCTGAGTCTTTGTTGCACTATGGACGATTTGGCTGTGGCTTATGCCGAATTCAATTCTAACTATGAGCATGATCCAGATCCAGCTATGGAAGCAGAAAAGGCGTGGTGTGAGGATGCAGCATAATGCCATTTCCAATGAGAACAACATATGATTACAAAGGATACACTTACTACGGTGACGTGGATATAGACTATGACGATCAACATCGAAAAATGGATCATCAAATGGTATGCCATGAAACAAAGTCGGTATATAACCTTAATCACTTATTTGGTGCTTACCAAATCCCAACACTTGATCAATTTAAGAAGGTTGTGGATGAATGGAGTACCTAAAAGTTTCCCAGAGAGTAGTGATCCTGTCTCGCTCCTCTCTCAGTAGATCTTACTCTTTGGGAATCCTATAGTCGAGCGACATAACGCGGTTAAGCCTGTAAACGACTTTAAAATAAAGACGCAGGTGGGAAATTATAGAGAGCCCTCATTAGAAAGACTCACTATATTATGGTTCCGTAGCTCAACTGGATAGAGCAGCTGACTTCTAATCAGCAGGTTGGGGGTTCGAGTCCTCCCGGAATCGCCAATATGAGGTAATAATGTTTAATACCAAAGGTGAAACAATTGAAGAAATCACAATCGGAGATAATAAATATGAATTGAGAACCAATGGTATCTTTGTTTATTCTAAAAACTTTAAAAAGTGGAGTCCTTATGCAAAACGAGATCTCGACCGACACTGGATCAGAATTCAAACCACGTGCAAAACGACTGAGTCTATCGGAGACAGCACGCAAAAGAAGAAGAAAAAATAAAGCAATTACGTCGGAAGTTCTAGAGCGAAGATATGCTCGCAATAGACGAATACGAAAGAATAAATAAAAAATAGGTTGGTCGCTTAATAGACCCGATAGTCCTTACTGTTAGGGACAAACACAAAGGAGAATGCATCCAGCATTTATAAGTTGGCTCTGCTTAATTTAGGGAAACTATATGTTAACTTGGTACGATTATACAATGATAGGATTTTTTTCATACACTATCAGTCAAGGATTAATATATAGTTTCCCATTTGCTCTTATCGCATGGATTTGTTGGGTTCAATATATAAACCAAAGGAGAGATGGTCGTGTCTGATGATATGTTTGATTTCGGTTTTACTGCAGTAGATGAGTCTGAATTACAGGCTGTACAAGATGCACAAAAGGCTGTTGGTGATGTTTCGGTAGAAGCAAGAACAAGTCAAGATAAGCTTGATAAACTCTATAATGCTATTATACCTCTCCTCAATAATCTGAAGAAAAATCCAGAAAAAGAATACATTTTATGGCCTAATCGTATAGATAAGGTGGAAAAGTTCGAAGAACACCTCCTCAAAATATACCGCTCCTAAACTTTTTTTAAACTATTTTACAAGTGTTTATTTTTATTACAAAAAATAATGCACTTTTTTGTTTACATTTGCCTAAAAATGGTTTATAATATATTATAAAATCAAAAGAGGAGATATAAATGATTTTAAAAAATATTACAAAGTTGGAAAAAACCCTTTGGAAAGAAATTGTTGAATATGTAGGCGTTGATAATGAAATGGCAAACTTTGTTGCTCAGGACCGTAATGATGTAATTACCTGTAAGGAACTTCTTCAGGCTGGCAAAATTACAGCTCTTCGCAATAAGGTTAACCATCTTGATACATTTATTCGTGATGGAGTTGTTCTTGCTCTAGCCAAAGACCTTGGCGATGAATGGGTTTCTAATGCACTTGGATATGAGGTACGCTAAATGACAAATATTGTAATTACTAAAAATTCTACTTATGATGAACGTATGGAAGCTATTCGCGATGCAGCGGATCGGTTTGCCAAAATTAAAGCAAGACGCGCAAGACTTGCTGCAAGTGCAGCTCGTGTTCGTAAATATGTGGATGAGGAAGAAACGCCTAAGCGCAAAAAGTTTGATGATATGGTTTCCAAAATGGATGAAAATCATAACCATTATCAAGATGCCCCACAATATGCGGAGAAATATTATGGCGATAAGATGCGCGATACTGTTGCTATGGATAACGATTGGAACTAGTGCTCAGGCACAAGATTGTTTCTATCAACAAGAAACCCAGTATCAAAATGGTACTGCTATAAATTCAGTCACTAAATACGATTGTGAATCTCCACCAGAGGTGATAGTGATTGAAAAGCCAGTAAAGGCAAAACAAAGAACCTTTGGTGAATTTTTGTTTGGTGTTGAAGAAGAAAATAATGGTGTCAGTCATCTTTTCAGCACCTTGGTCAGTATAGGAGTTATGTAATGATTAAGTTTGGTTTTGGTATGATTGCTGGTGGTGCACTGGTAATTTATAATCCAGAGGTATTAAATTGGTTTGTGACCTCTGGTATGCGTGATAATATTGTATCTGTTCTACAAGGAGTTTAATATGAAACGGTTAGCATTGATTCCCCTCGTTCTGGCAGTTTCTGCTTGTGATAAAACCCCACCAGAGACAGCAATGTCAAAACAGATGTATGAATATAAAAAGGCACAAGTCTCTGAACAGCTAGACACAATGCCTGAATGGTATACGGCAATTCCGACAAAAGATGATGCTGTATATGCTGTTGGTACTGCACTAACCCCAGATATGCAATTGACAATTGATATTGCTATTCTTTCGGCTAAGACAACTTTGGCTGATAGAGCAAATAGTCGCCTTCGTTCACAATTAAAATTATTTAAAACTAAATTGGGTGTTGATGATTTTGATAGTGTTGTTCAAAATGACTTTGAACAAGTAACTCGCAACATTATTGCAGATGCAGATGTTGCAGGTTATACAGTTAAGGAAACAAAACTTGTTCAAAACGGCACTCAATTCCGTGCATATGTTCTACTAGAATATAAAAATTCAGTAGCTAATCAAATGATTAAAACACGACTTGCAAGTAATGAGCCACTTTATACTGAACTAAGAGCAGCAGTTGCATTTAAGGAAATGGACACTGCCGTCGAAGCTCAAAAAAATAGTGAATTAAATGAGAAAAAAGTCATTATTGATCAAGTTATGGGTTTACAAACGCCTAAAAGTGTAGTAGAATAATATCGTGTTGGAAAATATGTCTTCAGATAGAATGGCGGCTTGTAGAATATTTGATGGTGAAATACACAGAATAAAGGCATTGCACGAAAATACGCCGCGCTGGCCTTATTATTCTATTATCATCCAATATTTAGAGTCCCGTATCAAATCAATGGAAGAAAGGGAACATTACAGATGACAATGCACCTCGTACGTGGTATGACTACCCTATCGACTCGCAAACGGATATCCCGCAAAAAAACCGCTGCAGTGTTGGAAGAAGAACGCAAGACGGCTAAACTCCTCAAGTCGCTTCGTTATGAAAAGGGTGGTGTCTGGAAAGCTGACCTTCCAGATTATACCGTGTCCGAGACTGTGCCCACCAGCGACCTCATCATGAAAGTAGAAGGTAAGCGTAAAGCAAACCATTATACCGGTGATGAGCTCGCTGGGATCGGCACTCTCCATAAATCAAATATGGTTCCTATCAGAAAGGATAGTAATGATGCAAAAGAAATTGCTCGCATGCGCCGCGGTTAGTCTGCTCTTATCTGCGATGTATTAGTAAAATAATGCCGCCCGCGTGATGGAATTGGTAGACATAACGGACTTAAAATCCGTGGACTTAGGTCGTGCCGGTTCGAGTCCGGCCGTGGGTACCAAAAAAAAATAAAAAAAAATGCATTTTAGGGGTTTACTTTTACCTAAAAGTGTAGTAGAATAGTACCATAATCAAAGAGGAGTTGCATTATGATTAAGGTTTATCAGATCCCATCCAAGGTTACGGAAACACAAAAAATATTTCCATTTTCATATGGAATGGATAAATTTAATATTCGTGAGCATTTAGATAAATATGTTCACGTTGCAGATTTGGATGCAAATACTTTGGATGAAGCCTTTGAAATTGGCAATGTTGGACCAGAGGAAAAATATACTCGTTATGCTAGAATGCATTCTGTATCAGTAGGCGATATTTTGGTTGAGGAAACAGGTCAAGCACATATTGTTGCATCATTTGGATTTGACGAACTTGAATCAGACTTGGAGGTAATATAATGCCGATGGTAAAGCGTAAACAAAAAAAGGTAAGAGCAAGAGCTCGTACTGGTATTGCTGCAGCACCTATTGATAAAGGTTATGATGCAGTCAAGTATTATTTCCATATGGAATTAGATCGTAAGGATCTTGCAGCAGTAATTAAAACCTATATCAAACGGGTTTACAATAAAAACGATGCTGCAGCAATTATTGCAAATCCGGATTACAAGTTCACTGCATTTAGTCACTATTCATGTATTGCATTTTGGATGAATTCAGAATTACCACAAGATGAAAAAACTGAATATTGGGAAAACAGTCTGAAAAAATATTTGGATGGTCTTATTGAATCTGGTAAAATTATTCAGATAGAAAAGAAAGCAGAAGCCAAAAAAGCAGATAATGTTATTATACTGTCACCTGCACAAAGACTTGCAAATAAAATTTCAAATACTATTATGCAAGATTTGCTTGATTTGGAAGATGCCTGGATCGAGGGTGAAAAAGCAGAACTCGATATATATCAACAATTTAAAAAGCATGGGTTAAGTGGTTCTGCCACAATTCCAGTGCGTAAAGTGATTGAGGGATGGTTATTAGATTATGAAGATGCGTTTCACAAGCGTTGTGAACAAGCAGTTGAAGGTTACTCACACCTAAATAAACCAGAACTCAAGCGACGGCTAGCGGAGTGCCAAAAAATGTTGGACGACCTAGACCGTATAAAATCTGCTGCACGGGCTACACGTGCGACACGTGTTAAACAACCTCGTGCAGCAGACAAACAAATTGCAAGTGTAAAATATAAAAAGGAGGACACAGATTTTAAATTGGTATCAATACCACCAATTAAAATCATAGGTTCGTTTAGGTTATATGTTTTCAATGTTAACCATAAATCCTTAACGGAATATGTTACCGAAAGTCCTAACGGCTTTGAAATATCTGGTACCACTATTAAAAATTTTGGTTCAACAAGTCGGTCGGTAAAACTTAGAAAGCCACTAGACTTCTTACCATTAGTATTAGGTAAAACACCAAATCAAATTGATAAAGAGTGGAAAAACCTTACTACTAAAACTACTCAACCAAATGGTAGATTAAACAATGATACCATATTAATCAGAGTATTGGATAAATAAATGACAATTGAATCACACTTTTTAAATAAAAGTAAGTTCACTAAACTAATTGAAGGTACTGTATCCGATTTAAGACTTAGTTATATGGATGCAGTTCTTCATCTCTGTGAGGAAAATAACATCGAACCAGAAGATGTTAGCAAATTTATCTCACCTATAATTAAAAGTAAACTAGAGGCTGAAGCAATGAATCTTAATTTTTTACCAAAAACTAATTCAATTGACTCGGCCTTTTTTGAATAAAACAAATATATATAGTTTTACATTACAGCGATACTGTGATATAATACAAACATACAAAACATACAAAACATACAAAACATACATTGCAATACAAGGAAAATACAATGTCATTCGAAGCACTAAAACGTAATCGTACAGATATCTCTAAACTCGTTCAAGCCGCAGAAGCCGTAGGTGGTGCCGGTGGTGAAAAGAAAAATTATGATGATGAACGAATTTGGAAACCTACTGTAGATAAAGCCGGAAATGGTTATGCAGTCCTCCGATTCCTCCCAGCAGCAGAAGGTACCGATCTCCCTTGGGCCCGATACTGGGATCATGGATTCAAAGGACCAACCGGTTTGTGGTATATCGAGAACAGCCTTACATCTATTGGTCAACCTGATCCAGTTGGTGAACTCAACTCACGGCTCTGGAATTCAGGACGCGAAGAAGATAAGGAAACCGCACGAAAACAAAAGCGTAGACTACACTACGTAGTGAATGCTCTCGTCGTTGAGGATCCATCGGCTCCTCAAAACGAGGGACGTGTTGTTCTCTATAAATTTGGTAAAAAGATCTTTGATAAAATCATGGATGTTATGCAACCATCGTTTCAAGATGAAAAGCCTGTAAACCCATTTGACTTTTGGGATGGTGCAGACTTTAAGTTGAAGATTCGCCAGGTTGAAGGTTATCGTAACTATGATAAATCCGAATTTTCATCCTCATCAGCACTATATGATGGTGATGAATCAAAATTGGAATCCATTTATAGTGGGTTACATAACCTAAGTGAATTCACTGATCCTAAGAACTACAAAACTTACGATGAACTAAAAGCTAAATTGGCTCGAGTACTAGGTGAGGAATCGTCAATGGGTGCGCCAACAATGCACCAGGAAATGCAAATGAATACTCCGGCTCCTCAGCCAGAATATAAAGTTGCAGAACCGATTACGGCAGAACAAATGAATCTGTCTGACGATGATGATACTATGTCTTATTTTGCTAAGTTAGCTCAGGAAGACTAAAAATAATAGGGCCACTCTTTATGGGGTGGCCCTTCCCCAAATATCATCACCCATATCTGATGAATTTAATTGCATACCCATAACATTTGTATCACCTGCATTATTTACAGATTGATCAATTGTTTGTGAAGTAAACGCTGGAGTACCACCACCGCGATATTTCTGTGTTTCTTTTCTGATATATTCTTCCATGGTTGGCATCATTGCAGTTCCAGTTGGAACTTTACTTAAATCTCCGCCGGCACTTTGTGTTCTTCTATACATTTCATCTTGTATTTCATCGCGCCTACGGTTTATTGATTTCATTGTAACCATTGCAGATGCTGCAAATTGAGGAATTTCTTTTCTTTTTAACTGTTCTGCAGTTTGTGTTTTAAGTGATTCTAGCAAAGTCTGTAATTCAACATCAGTCTTGTCTGTATATTCACCTACAACATTTAGGTCTCGTTCAACATCTTTCTTTACTCTTGTAATCTCATTAAGTGTCTTGTCATTCGCGGCTTTTCCTTCCATAATAATTTTATTTAATGCAAAGAATAAATCATCAGCATCATCCATTTGTGATAATAACATACCATCTTTACCAGTCAATTTTGTTAAATCAAACCCGTACTTATCCGCAGTGTTTCTTACCCTTGCAAGTCTATCTGGGCCATTACTAAATGGTTGGAATTGTCTTGCTGTATTTAATGCGGCT